CGTGACGGCAGAAAGCCAGAGGGCAAACGCAGAGAGCGTCCGTGCACAGAATGAAGCGGCGCGCGTTTCTGCCGAGACCGGCAGAGCGGATGCCGAGGCAGACCGTGTTTCTGCCGAGGATACCCGCATTGCAAATGAGAACGCACGGAAATCTGCTGAGACAGACCGCGCTTCTGCGGAGACTGTGCGCGAAAGCGGCGAGAACGCAAGAAAATCTGCGGAGAAGGCACGCGCGAGTGCGGAACAGCAGAGAGAAAGCACGGAAAAAACCCGTCAGACCGCAGAACAGAGCCGCGCGGGTGCAGAGACGGCAAGAGCAAATGCCGAAAAGGCACGCGCAGACGCGGAGACCGCGAGAGTATCGGCAGAACAGGCAAGAGCCACGGCAGAAAGCAAGCGAGCTGCTGCGGAAACTGCTCGTCAGAACGCAGAGACCGGCAGAACCGACGCGGAGACAAAGCGCGTGAGTGCCGAAAGCGCGAGAGCCACGGCAGAGGGCAAAAGAGCGGATGCGGAGACCGCAAGAGCAACAGCCGAGACAAAGCGCGTGAGTGCCGAAACCGCAAGAGCCAATACGGAAAGCACCCGTCAGACGAACGAGACCGCCCGCGTGAACGCTGAAAAGAGCCGCGCCGCCGCGGAAACCGCCCGTCAGACCGCCGAGAAAGCACGCAACGTGTGGGAGGAGTACAGCACAGGCAAGGCGTATGTACCCGGAAACAAGGTCAGCTTTAACGGCTCGTCTTATGTGTGCACAGCTGCAACGACCGGACATGCGCCGACCGATACCGCGTACTGGCTGCTGATCGCGCAGAAGGGCGCGGACGGCAAGGGCGCGGGCGACATGCTGGCAAGCGTTTATGACCCAAAGGGCAAGGCACAGGATGTGTTCCAGTATGCGGACGCAAAGGCGAGTGCGGCAAAGAGTGCTGCGGATACTGCACAAACCGGTTTGAATACGCATATTGCAAGCAAGAGCAATCCGCATGGCGTAACGGCGGCTCAGGTGGGAGCAGATGCTAAAGGTTCTGCCGCACAGGCTCTGACGGATGCTAAGGCGTATACCAATTCTGCCATTCAGGCGGCTATTCAAAACACTTGGGAGGCGAGCTATTGATGAGCGTTCAGGAGACTAATCTTAAAGCTATCGCCGACGCCATCAAAGCTAAGACTGGAGAAACCGGCACTATTAAAGCGTCGGAATTTGCGAGTAAAATCAGCACCATTGAGACCGGCATCGACACCTCTGATGCCACTGCAACAGCTAGCGATGTAGTCTCTGGAATGACCGGGTATGCAAACAACCAGAAAGTTATCGGTACATTGATTCCTATTGAGAAACCGAGATGGACTCAGACTACACTACCGGCTAGTAGATACTGGTTTTCGGTTTGCTATGGCGATGGTAAGTTTGTGGCTGTAGCTAAAAGTAGCAATATCGCAGTATATTCTACCGATGGCATCAACTGGATTCAGGCTACACTGCCGGCTCGTAAGGACTGGTTTTCGGTTTGCTATGGCGATGGTAAGTTTGTGACCGTAGCTAGCGGTACGGATATCGCAGCTTATTCTACTGATGGTATCACCTGGACTCAGACTACACTGCCGGATAGTGTATACTGGATGTCGGTTTGCTATGGCAATGGTAAGTTTGTGACCGTAGCTAACGGTACGAGTATCGCAGCTTATTCTACTGATGGTATCACCTGGACTCAGGCTACAATGCCGAGTAATGCGAACTGGTATTCGGTCTGCTATGGCAACGGTAAGTTTGTAGTTGTCGCTTACAGCCGTAATGTCGCTGCTTATTCTACGGATGGTATCACCTGGACTCAGGCCACACTGCCGGTTAGTGCAAAATGGATGTCGGTTTGCTATGGCAATGGCAAGTTTGTGACCGTAGCTAGCGACAATATCGCCGCTTATTCTACTGATGGTATCAACTGGACTCAAACTACGATGCCGACTAGTAAACCCTGGCACTCGGTTTGCTATGGCAATGGTAAGTTTGTGGCTGTGGCTTATAACGCTAATGTCGCTGCTTATTCTACCGACGGTATCAACTGGACTCAAACTACGATGCCGACTAGTAAACCCTGGCACCTGGTTGGCTATGGCAATGGTAAGTTTGTGGCTGTAGCTTATGGCACTAATATCGCTGCTTATCTTGAAGATTCCTTTGATTCTTGGGCCTGAAGGAGGTGTGATATTTTGAGTATTCAAGAAAACAATCTCAAGACTATCGCAGATGCTATTCGCGCTAAAGAAGGATCTAGTGATCCTATCAAGGCTTCGACATTCCCTGAGCGAATTGCTGCTATTCAAACAGGCGTGGATACCTCCGATGCCACTGCCACTGCGGATAAGATCTTATCCGGAAAGACGCTGTATGTTAAAGGTGAGAAAGTTACAGGCACTCTAATACCTATCGAGAAACCTGAATGGATTATTGGGACAATGCCAGCTAACACATCGTGGTCTTCTATCTGTTATGGAGCGGGTAAGTTCGTTGCTGTTGGTCCTAATGTTAATCCTGTTTATTCTACTGATGGTATTAACTGGTCTACGTCTAATATTAAAACTAATGGACCCTGGTCCTCTGTTTGTTATGGCGCTGGTAAGTTCATAGCCGTAGGCAGAACTGGTGCAATAGCCTACTCTCTTGATGGTATTAATTGGACCTTTGACCGTCTTGGACCTATAATGGGAAAATGGAATTCTGTTTGCTATTACGATAGAGGTTTCGAAGTAATAGGACAAGGCGGTGGAGATGGTGATCCAGCTTATTCCGAAGACGGCATTAATTGGGAACCGGATGATTTGCTATTCTATGCT